CATCTGCATTGAATTGTTTAATCAACAAGTTTAAAGATATGGCAGCATTAGACACAGTGTTAGCGTCAGGTGTATCCCCAATCTCAAGCACTCCTAGTTTCCTAAGAGCTAAGGATATGATTTGATCACGAGTAATGCTGTAGTTGGAAGCCACATTAAATCCTTTGTTTTTCTAACTGTGCTTGATAAGCCGCAACAACTGCATCTGTCCATGCGGCATTACAGATAGCCACTACATTGGCTGGTTGACCAGTTAAGTCTTGTGCTGGTGTCAGGCTTGTACGATGGTATGTCTGTGCTATTTGCTCACCATCTTTTAGGATGCGTGTTGCTTCCCGATACAGCACTATGCCGTTTTCGGTTACTGTGATTTGGTCAATGACCTTGGTTTCTGTGAGTGCCATAGTTAACTCGTAAAGTAAGTTAGTGAAAAGAAGATGTTTGTAGTGGCACTAATAGACCCACACGAATACATTGCGGAAGCATTGCCATCATTAAGAACAGAAATATTTGCCGCATTATTTGTCGTTGTTCCCACTCCATCATTCCCAACAACAGCAAACGGAAGCCCTGTTGTCAAAACATCAACACCTACGGATATTGATGTTGAGCCTGATAATTTACCAGTAACAACTACTTGCCTTCCAATTTTTGTATAATTTCCAGTGGAACTAAATGTTCCAACTACAACACACGCCCCTTGTGCTGGTGTCCATGTTCCTTCCTCATAATCATCCAAAGTGTTTGCATTAGATGATGCTGATTGGGTTGCGGGGAAAGTAATCTGTCCACCAGTAAGATTGATAGTAGGTATCGTTGCCTGACCAGTCATCGTTGGTGTTGCAATAGTTGGGCTAGTTAAAGTCTTATTAGTAAGCGTCTGAGTATCCGTTAAACCCACCACAGCACTAGCAGGATTACCTACTCCACCCGCAGGGAATGTAACGCCACTTGTTCCATCTATGATTGTGGTCATGCTCTATTCTCCAATGCTTCTATACGAGTAACTAGTGCGTTGATTGTTGCGGCTTGTCCGCTTATTAACTCGGCTTGTGTGTCGTTAATTGCTTTTAGTTCTTGGATGGCGGCTGTTAGTGTGGCTACTAGGAATGATGTATCAATGCCTTGGTAGACAGGTGCAATGCGCGTACCCATTACAGCCGCTGTGACTACACGCCCTTCTTCATCCTTGACGGCTGGTGTAACTTCGTACTGTTGTTCTCCTACCGCGTCCTTCTCCCCAGTTACACAATCAGGCACAACTTCAGCCAATTCGTGAGCAATAAAACCTTGTCCATCAGAGCCATTTGATTTCCATTTATAAGTTACAGGTTTAAGTTGCGCTACTGTAGCCAAAGCACCTGTCATAGGTGCAATGTTTTCTTTTAACCGATAGTCAGATGATGTGTTAAAAGAAGTAGTAGTTCCATTAGTACCAATACTTCCTGTAACGGTACTGTTATAGTAAAAAAGCGTATAACTAGAACCAGTATTTGTTAAACGAATTGCTAAAGAATTTCCGCTACCAGAATCAATAGTGGTTTTGCAACTTCCGTAAACAGTTGTACCTCCCACCAGCAAGTTACCGCTAGAGTCAATACGCATACGCTCTGATGCGACTGTGTAAAAAGTAATATTCTGCGATGCTCCGTAAGCGCCCAAGCGTACTTCATCCGTAGCCTGTACACGGGCAAATGCACCGTAATAAGTGGCGTTGTCGCCCACCCTGACTGCGCCCTCGTTAGTACCAGATGCTACTGTCACCCGTGCAGTTGGCGAACTCGTCCCAATCCCCACATTTTGTGAAGTATCAATAGTTACTGCAGTAGTGCCAGCAGACTGCAAAGTTAGCGCAGTAGCAGATGCAGATGAAAGTGAACTGATAACTGGTGTAGTTAGAGTTTTGTTTGTCAGAGTGTCAGTTGTTGCTCTACCCACCAAGGTATCTGTGGATGTTGGTAGAGTCAGAGTACCAGTATTAGAGATTGTGCTGATTACAGGAGCAGTCAGAGTCTTGTTAGTCAAGGTATCTGTTGTTGCCTTGCCAACCAAGGTGTCAGTTGCCGCAGGAAGAGTGATGGTAGTTGTACCAGCCACCGCAGTTGCTTGCAATGTGGTTGTCCCTGAAGTCGAACCAGAGAGGTCAATCGCATTAGGTTTTAGGGTTACTGTCGTTGCCATATTTATCCTTTATGGTGTTCCTTCTATGATTTTACGCCCAGTTTCCTACCGAGATAACTGTATTTGTTCCTACAGGGTAACATTTAAACCAAGTATTTACGCCAATGACTGCGGCACTAGCCGTTGTCAACTGAATACTTGGAATGATTGTGCCAGCCCCATTGATTCTAAAAATACCTTTGACGATTGCAGATGCCGCAGTTCCGACTGCCGCAGTAACAATGTTTCCAGTTGCACCAGCCGTTGATTGCCAAGTTGTACCAGCATTTGCACCAGTTTGTTGATTGGTGTTATCCAATCCAAAAGCGTGCCATGCCGCAGATGTAAATGTTGCCGTTCCTGCCCCAACAATGGAAAACCCCATGTTTCCCGATGTCGTACTCATTGCGCTTACGTTAATGGACATTTCAAAAAAGTAAGAGGTTGATGCACCTACTGTTAACGCACCACTTGTTAAACCGCCTGTACCACCGCTAAATATTGCTTGCAACGCTGTGTTGCTAGTCATTGTTTTTGTGCCTGTTCTAGCAACAAAATGTTCAATAACAGAAACCGCACGATTGCTTGCTATTGGAGTCGCATAAAACGCAGTTCCGTCATATTCCCATGCACCAGCCGCAGGGGTTGTCAAATTTGTGCCTGTTACAAAATCTAGTGGTGCAACTGTCGTAGTTCCTGCGCTTAAATTAACAGTAGAAAAATTGCCTGTATTGGGTGCTGTTCCACCAATAATAGGAGGGCTAGATAGGTCTAATGTGCCACCAAGTGTTAAATTTCCACTTGATGTAACTGTGCCTGTGAGCGTAATTCCGTTTACTGTGCCTGTACCGCCTACGGAAGTAACTGTTCCACTACCTTTGTTGTTAAAAGTTGTCCAGTCAGTAGAAGTTAAATAGCCATTTACTGAGGTTGTTGCGGCTGGCATACTGATCGCAGGAGTTGCACCTCCACTTGACACTACTGGGGCAGTTCCCGTTACCGATGTAACTGTTCCTTGAAACTGGTCAGCAGAGGAAATGGTGAAATTTGGATAAGTACCCGTGATGGTTGTTGTACCCCCTTGGGTCAACGCAACTGTCTGATCAGGCGCAGTATTGGTGATATTTAGCGTACCCGATGTAGTAATCGGACTTCCTGTGATACTTATCCCAGTCCCTGCGGTAGCGGCAACGCTTGTAACTGTTCCAGAACCGCCGCCCCCCGCTACCGTGACTGTTACATCATCCCCTGATGTCGTTGCCGTAACACCTGAACCAACAAAATTTAAACTTTTAACACCACTTGTGATGCTTGTGCCTTCGTCTAGGATAGCCACCGCCCCATTGGTGGACATGGTGCTGATAACTTTGATCTTTTCAGCAATGTCAGGGGCAACTACCTCACCAACATTTAACTCTTTCCCTGATGACAGACTAATAACCAAAGAACCATCAAAGTCAATCTTGGCATCCGTTACAGAAACACCATCTTCACCAACTTTTCCTTCTTTACCAGTTGACCCGTCTTTTCCATCACGCCCATTTTTGCCATCTTTACCATCACGCCCAGAATTGCCTTTTTCGCCTTGTAAACCACGATCTCCCTGTTCGCCTTTGAGTTTTTTGACTGTATCAACTTGGTCAGTTAACTTAGGTAACTCTTTATCAAGAAGAATAGCAATGGCAGAAACCTTGGCTTCTATCGAAATATCAGACAGAATGACTTTTTTAAGGTTCATTATTGACCAATAATGCTCTTTAGAAACTCATTGTCTTTTTGGCTTTGCTTTTGTTTGTCCATCATCTGCATTTCGACAATCTTTGCTTTGTTTTTAATATCAGACTCTTTGAGCATCAAATCAGCAATTTTGACCCGCTTATCGAACTCTCTTTGGTTGGCATCGTCCTCATTGGGTAGGTTTTTAGTCAAAGATGCACTCATCTTGGCTTGAACTTCTTGTGGCATCAACTGAGCCTCGACAGACAACTTGGTAGCCTCTGCCCGATTCTGTTCTGCTTGGGTAGTGTTGACCGCAATCTGTGCTTGAGCCGCTTGCATAGCCAATTGTTGTTGCATTTGTTGCATTTGTTGTGCTTGTGGGTCAGGTTTACTCATCTGCTCCAACATCGCAATCAGTTCCATCCTGTTAGACAGACTTGAATTAGCCAAAATGCCCTTCAAGATGACAGGCAAGACAGGGGTATTGGGGCCAAGCGTCTGCAACAAGCCAATAAACTGCTGTTGTTCGTACTCTCTAGCAATAATTCCAAGCGTTGCCGTAGGAATGAAGTTCATGTCCACAGAAGGATAACGCTCTGGGTCAAACTGCATGAACCTGAAAGCCGCCTTCTTGATAAACGGGATCAAGAAATCTTCTTGGAAGTTCACCAAAGTGCGCTTGTACTTCTTAATGATAGAGGCAACTGCCATAGACATACCGCCTTGACCACCATCACGAGCCACATTGCTGATCATGCCTTGGGAATCCAATGTTCCCGTTGCTTGTAACAACATACGCTCAAAGTCTTTAGCCGTAGCCAAGTTGTTGGGGTCAGTTTGACCGAACTTGAAGGGGTAAAGAATCTCTGAAGGTGCGCCATTTGTGAGGATTGCTTTGCCAGGCTTTACCTCAAACTTCATTCCTCTTGGCAAACGAGTAGCATCCATTGCAATCATGGGGCTAGTGGTAAGTGCCAAGGAATCCAAGTGGCTACGAGTCTGTGCGTCAATAGCCTTTTGCATATTGAACGCTTTTTCTACTGTGCCTCTGCCTAGTAATCTGTTTGGTACTGTGTCATCTTGATAGGTTAGAACTGGCCTGTCCTTCATCATATAAGGATTTGCTTCAGCCTTTAGCAGTTGCCCGTCATTGGCAATGACAATAATCGCTTCTACCAAGTCAGCATATTCCTCTGCCTCAGAGTTATTTGGGAAAAGGTCAACAATGTCTTTGTTTTCTTCTAGATTCTCTAGGTATTCCCGTGGCACTAAGCCATAGTAGGTCAACAACAAGACTTTCTCATCTTGATATTGGCTTACCTCTTGGGTAGGCTCAAGGTCAGAGTCATCTCCAGTAGTGGTGATGTTTACCTTGCGATAGATGCCAGCCTCAATGCCTTGGACAACCTTGTGGATAGAGACATATTTCTCAATCGCCACACCCATACAGTCGCTTACAGAAACACCATTGGGGTCAAACAAGAAGTTCTTTGGATTTACAGGAGAAATCTTTACAGAAATTCTCTCTCTCTCTAACACTCCAATAGCCGCTTGCCCCATCTGGTTAGGGATTGGCTGAGTTGAAGGAACATACTCTGTCTCAGTCATCACCACAACTTCGCCTATGCCTGTGCCATAGATTTCAGCCATTAACTCAATCTGATCGATTGCTTTCCTAATCTTGTCTTTCTTGAAGTCTTCTGTAAGTTGACGCTTAATCATCTCCACATCTATGGGGTTGCCATTGACATCTTGGATATTGTCTTCAATGTCAAAGAAATCGCCCTGACCAAAGATTGCTTCCATGATCTCAGCATGGCGAGTCTCAACTGCTTGTTGGGTAGCAGGGGTAACAATACGGCTACGCTCTGATTCACGGGTTTTGTCTTCTACTGCCCATTCACCACGGAAGATGCGCTCGTACTCTAGCCAATAGGGAAGGAAGTTAACATCTCGATAGTCACGCCAACGATCACAATGGTCAACAACAAAGGCAGTTAAGTCTTTGTCAGCCTGTGTAGGCTCATCGTAACCACCTTCGTTTTCAATCTTCACTTCTTTGTCTGTTGCCATTTAAA